ATTGAAGAGACCCGTCTTACGCAGATGTTGCTGACAATGCCGTTATTGATAAACGCGGTCGTATTGCTGCGCGTAAAGGTATTGATGGGATTACTACAGACAAGACTGCTCTTGGCACTGACTATGTGCATAAGATTCATTATTTTTACGATGATGCAGGCAACGAGGTAGTTTTTACCGCAGGCAATAACAAGATTATGACAGGGACTACTACCCTGACTGACGCAACCCCTGGCTCATACACGATCACAGCTAACAACTGGAAGATTGTAAACTTTAACGACAAAGCGTATTTTTTTCAGCGCGGTTACGACCCTTTGGTGTACGACAATGCTACTGGTCTTCGTACATTTACTGTAGCTAATGGTACATCTACGGCAGCAACTTTGAAGTGCCATGAGGCTTTGGCTGCGTATGGTCGCTTGTGGGTTGTAGATAACGCAACAGATACCCAGACTATTTATTGGTCAGATCTTTTGCTTGGCAGTAATTTTACTGGCGGCTCTAGTGGTTCTATAGATGTATCTAAGGCTTGGCCCGATGGATACGATGAAGTAAGAGCGTTAGCTGCTCACAATGATTTGCTAGTTATTTTTGGCAAGCACAGCATACTTGTTTACTCAGGCGCTTCTAGCCCTGCAAACATGGTGTTAGCCGATACTATTGCAGGCATCGGGTGCATCTGTAGAAACTCTGTGCAGCACATTGGTACGGATGTGTTGTTTATGTCTAACTCGGGGCTTAGAAGCCTTGGGCGCACTATTCAAGAAAAGTCTTTGCCTCTTTCTGACCTAAGCCTGAATATTAAAACGGAGCTTATTGAAGTAATTAGAGCAAGGACTGAGCCTACGGCTTCTGTGTATAGCCCTGAAAACTCTTTTTACTTAATTGCTTTTCCAGATCAGTCTGTTGTGTATTGCTTTGACTTGAAAGGCACATTGGAAAACAAAGCGTATAGGGTTACTCGTTGGCCTTCTGTTGGTCATAAGTCGTTTGAGCGGAAAACTGATGGCACGTTATACGTTGGTACGTCTAGCGGTATTGGGACGTACTCTGGCTATCAAGACAACACAGCGTCTTATCGTTTTAGATATTACAGCCCAGGCTTGACGTTTGGTGATCCTTCAAAAATTAAATTGTTAAAGAAGGTGCGGCCTACGATTGTTGGCGCTGGTGGCGCTACAGTATTTATGAAGTGGGCGTATGACTTTGAAACAGCATTTAAGAGCTACACTTTTGTTATAGGCAATCAGACGCCAGCTTATTACGGCGTGGCTGAGTTTAATGTAGGTGAATATACAGGTGGAGAACTAACCACTAAAAGCTCTGTGTCAGGCACAGGGAATGGAAGTGTAATAACTATTGGCATGGAGGCCGAAATAGATGGCAATGCCTTGTCTCTCCAAGAAATTAACGTATTAGCATTAATAGGTAAAACAGTATGAGCAATTATACAAAGACTACAAACTTTACCGCTAAGGACAGTTTACCTTCTGGAGATAGTGGCAAGGTTATTCGTGGTAGTGAGTTTGATACTGAGTTCAATGCAATTGCTACGGCAAGCGCAACTAAAGCTGACTTAGCTTCTCCTACCTTTACTGGAACTGTGACGATCCCTAACCTCACATTAACGGGAACTCTGTCAACAGGAACGATTGATGGAGGTACTTACTAATGGTTATGAAGTACATAGACCAGGCAATTGATTTCGCAGACAGATTGCTTAGCAATCCAACTGTGCAAACTTTAGGCATGGGCGCAGGAGGCGGCCTGTTGACTAAAGCCGCTTATGACCGTTTGCTTGATGTAGGTTTAGAGGCAAGAACTGAGGCTGAAAGCATTGCTGACACGCTGCTTCCTATGACTCAGTTTCGTCCCTTTACTGTTACCTCTGCTACTGGGAGTCAGTTTGGGGCAAGACCTGATGTAGATCCTGTTACGGGGCAAGTGCTTGGAACTGAGGTAGCTATGGGGCTATCTCCTGAAGAGCAAGCAGTACAGGGAATGTTGATGGGTCAGTCTGGTCAGTTTTTTGAGCAGGCTGGTATGCCTACAGGAATGAGAGAAGCTGACGTATACGAGCGTATTCGGGCTACACAGCGCCCAGAAGAAGAGCGTCAGCGGTTAATGCTGGAGGAAAGGCTGGCTAATCAAGGTCGATTAGGTGTACGCACAGGGATGTTTGGTGGCACTCCAGAAGCATTTGCGATGGAGCAAGCACAAGCAGAGGCGCGTAACAGAGCATCGTTGATGGCGCTACAGCAGGCTCAAGCTGAACAGGCACAGCAGCAACAATTGGGACTGTCTGCGTTGGGCGGGGCATATTTGCCGCAAGCTCAGCTGCTTAATGTCCAATCTGCTACTCAGCTATTCCCACAAATCCAGCAGCAAGCACAGCTGTACGGCACTGGCACATACGGTGAAACACTAATGACCGCTCTTGAGGCTCAATTGATTGCAGAGCAAAAAGCTGCAGATCTAATTGGTGCAGCGGGTACTGGTTTGCTTAGTGGTTCTATCAAATCTATTACATAAGGGTTTAAGTCATGCCTAAATTTTCAAGAGAGTATTTGCGACAAGCCACAAACCCAGGGATGTTTGGTCTTGGGGTTATGGGGTTAGGCGAGCAACTTGGTACTGCATTGCAGGGCCGACGAGCGCGTGACGCACAAATGCAGATGATGACCCTTGGTAATCAAGCTATTTCTGCATCAGAGCAGGGCGATATGCAGGCGCTTAATATGCGTCGACAACAGCTAATGGAGTTGCTGTCTAAGACCACTAATGCAGGCGCTAGAGACAACATCATTAATGCTATTAACCAGATTAATTCTGCGCGACCTGCTACTCAGGCAAGGGCCACTACGAATACTGCTAATGCAATTATTAAAACAGAAAAGGCGCTTGAGGATATGAAAGACTCAACAGAGCCTATGACTAATGAAGAATATATGCAGAACGCAAGACTTCAAAGTGTGCTTGAAGAACGACTTGCTGTAATGAAACAAAACAGCAAAGCTGTTGTAGAGGCAGATGAAATTAAACTCTCCACCACTCTTAAGGCTTTGGAAGATAAAGAAAAACTAAACACGGCAAAAAAACAAGCTGCAATATCAGAGCTTGAAAAGTTTGTTTATGGCTCAGAAAAATATAAAGCCGCAAAAGAAAAGTTAATTAGCGGCGGGTTAAATGCTGCAGTACAGGATTATGAAAACATCCAAATGGAATTTGAGCAAACTAGACTTGAGCTTCAAGAAGAAAAAGACAAAAGAAAACCTCTTACCGAAGAGCAAAAACAATTTATGAGAGATAATCGTCAAACATTGTCAGGAGATGTTGTTGCAGATCGTGCTGCTTATTTTACTTTTCTTAAAAGCAAGAATGAAGCGACACGCACCATTGCTCTTAGGAACTTAACAGAGGTTAGCGGAGGTGAGGCTAAAGCAAGGGTTAGGCTTGCCCTGCTTTCTTTGCAATCAGAATCTGGGGCTGAGGTTCAAGGATTAGAAATATGGCAAGACTTGAATGATGAGATAGAAAATTTGTCTGAAGACGATCTGCAAGAAATTTATGATATGGCAGAAGGAAAGACTATTACTGAAATTAATCAACTAGTAAGAAACTGGGTTCAGGATAAATTTAAATCTGAGTTTGATGACATGCTTGCTTTCCAGGATCAAGAAAAACGAGAAGCGGATGAAAAAGAAGCATCAATAGATGCCGTTATTGCTTTTACAAACTCAGAAAGGCAAAAAAACAACTTGCCATTACTTGACCCTAGCGACCCTCAAATTAGGGAAGAGGCATGGGTTGACGCACAAGAAAAAGCAGCAAAACAACGAGCAATGAAGCAGGCTCAAGGCGTAGGTGGTAGAGCATTATAATGACTGAGTTTTTTGTTCCTCAATCTGTAATTGACAAGTACGACCCTTCTGCAAAAAAAGAAAGGGTTAGCTTTGCTGTTCCTGATGAAGCTATTGAGCTTGTAAATAAATCAATTGAGCGAGACAAAGCAGCCGCTAAAGGGCTTGTTGTTGAGCTTGGAGAAGGCGTTACTTTTGGGATGCTTGGCGAGCTAGCTGCTGCAGCAAAAGCAGCAACTTCTGATGAAACTTACGCAGAAGCAAAGAAAAAATATGAAGATGCTCGCAAGCAATTTAAAAAAGAAAATCCTGTTCTTGGGCAGTATGCCTTGGGCCTAGAAATTCTTGGCTCAATACCTACTGGCACTTTAATGTTTAAAGGACTTACAAAAGCAGGCACTACGGCTGCTGAGGCAGGTCTTGTTGAGGGCGCTTTGTTTGGTGCTGCTTCTGGAGAAACTTTTGAAGAGAGAGTTACGCAAGGATATATAGGCGGCTTTACTGGATTTACTTTAGGAAAGTTAATTAGTGCGGCAACAACGCCATCGTCCAAAGGCGGTTTAAAAACTCAAGCGGATGATCTTGCTGATGAAGCCGAGGCTATTGACGATCAAGGCCAGCTAAGAGCAATACAAGAAGCTGAAGATGCTGCTGTATACACTGAGGTGGACAATCCTCAATACACCAGAACGCCTTTGAAGGATGCTCAGACGGCTGGTGAGTTGTGGGATGGCATGATTGGTGCTGTCAAAAACTTTTACGATGACAAGCTAACAGGCGTATCTGACAGGCTTATTCGTAGGGTTAGTGCTGACGTAGGAGGCAGGTTCCAACGAGCAGATGAAACTGCATTGCGGGTTATTGATAAAGATCTTGGCAATTTACAAGAAAGCCTTGTGCCTGTTATCAAGATAATAAATGAAAGCGATAGAGCCAAAGGCGTTTTGCTTGATTATGCCGCTGGTAATATGCTTACAAAGCAGCAAATTTATGATTTTAATAAACTTGCTAGAAAGCTGTCACCATCAGGACGCAAGGCGCTTAGGAAAAGATTGCAAGCAGAATCGCTTGAGCGGCTAGAGAAAGAACTTGCAGAAGATCTTAACGCGGAGCACATGGCTGCTCTTAAAAGATACCTTCAGTACAGTGCCAACAAAAACAATTTGTTAAACAAAAAAATATTTGGCGCTGACTTTGACTCCAATCCTAACGCTGCTATTAACACGACTTTTTTGCATACACGAAACAGAGCGCAAGCTAATCGCTTAAAAGAAGAAGGAATGTCTGAGGCTGACATTGAGAAATTATTTGATGACAGTGCCTTTCAGCCTAGAACTCGCGGCAGATATCTTGATGAAAAAGATCCTAAGCGCCCAGCTGTAGCTGACTATGACAACCCTATTGTTTCTGATATGCGCCGCATATTTAAGATGGAGCGGCTTAACCAAATACAGCAGAAGTTTGGCGTAAGGATTAATGACTTTAGAGATGTAAGATCAGCAAAGCGAGAGCTTGATCTAGCTCAAAGTTTAAATTTTTCTCCGGAAACGCTTGCGGGGCTACGCCAGGGATTATCGCAAGATGAGTTACAGGCTGGGTTTGATCCTATATACAAATCACAACTTCAGGCCGCTAGCTCTCCTAACCGTGCATTGACGCCCACTCAGTTTATGGATGCGTTTGAACTGACCCTGCGAAACAAAGGCATTAGCGATGAAGGCGCTGCATTTGCTAGGCGAGAAATTACCGATGCAATTATGGGGCAGTCTAAGACTCCGCATCCATTAATTCAGGCGGCTAACTCTACTGCGTATGCGTTGACACTTGCTGGTCCTTTGTCTGCTGTATTGAACCTTGCAGACATACCCTTGGTTGGAGCTAAGTATGGCGGCAGTGCTGTCCGTGAGGGAATGAAAGCAGTTGTTCCTAGCAAGTTTAAAGACGTACCCAATGTTGACTTGCAAAAAGCAGGCTTGGGTAATCAGACGTTTGGTGAATTTGTAAACATCATTAACGATCAGGCTTCAGATAGTGCTGGCTGGATGGTTAATACCGCAGAGCGAATGAGGAAAGGCGCTGACTTTTTGATGAGGAAGTCAGGCTTTGCTGCGTTTGACCAGATTGGCAAAAAAGGGGTTATGCGCGGTGTATTGAAAAGCGCAGCGGATGATGCTGAAGCTGGCAAACTCGCAGATAACTGGAGTTTTTATTTTAATGAAGCCGAGCTAGATATCATTCAAAGCCAGTTAAAACGACATGGCACTGATTGGCGCAAGTACACAGGAAAAGGCAAGGAGCTAGTTGAAGAGCTAATGTTTGCTGGTCTTGGTCAACAGCAGTTAATTAGTGCGGCAGGCAGGCCATCAGCATGGGCGCGACACCCTAACCTTCGTCCATTGTGGGCGCTGCGAGGTTTTGTTGTTAAACAGCAAGCCCTGGCATTGCGTGAGGTGGTTGGAAACTTAAAGGCTGGCAGACCAGATAAAGCTGCTGAGTTTCTTGGTCGATATGCAGCGTATGGCGCGGGTGGATATGCCGTAATTAATGAGGGCCGTCAGTTTATCTTTGGTGATGGTGAGGTATCAGCTAGTGGATTAGCCCGAGGTTATGGTGATGCATGGGCTTCATTGTTAACTGCTAATACATTGGGATTGAACGACTACCAGTTTGGAAAGATTAAAGAAAATGGTCTTCTTCTTACCGCTGCTCAAGGGTTAGCCCCAATTGGATTAACGCGACCTTTTGACATTGCCGGCACTACTATTGGGGTTGTTGATCGGGAGTACCCTGTTGCTCGACTAGCTCAAGAGCTTCCTATATTCCGTGATGTAGCGCGTGTTACTAGGAATGTTGGTGAGCTTACAGGGCAAGAAGAACTGCAGGATATTGGCGGGATGTTAACCCAAAAACGGTTACCACAAGATTAATTCCAACTAACAATCTCGTAGTTTGGGTCGGCTTCTGCCTTCCTAAACTCTGCCCTGTAATGATCGCTAATTTCTTTACGCAGTATCTTGTTAGTCTTTAGCAGCGCATTAGCTTTTTCTCTAAGAATGTCCATGTGGCCTTCGCCATAGAGCTTTGTCAGCCAATCAGTAAATGCTACAGGGTTGGATGTAAACCACTGGTGATGATATCTGCACAGGGTAACGGCGTTGTCCATGCTCCAGCGCACAGACTTGCGAGCGCGTCCATAGATGTGAGCGCAGTCTGTTCCTTCGTTAAAACAATACTGGCAGCGGTGTTGATCTCTATGCCTGACACACTTGCTAAACCAGTTGTCACACGCTTCTCTTTTGATAGCCATTACATTTGTTCCTTTAGTGACTGAGGAAATGGGATGTAAACCCCACGATGCTCTGCCAGCCATCGAACCAGTACTTCAGCGGACTCGCTTAGTTCGCGCACCGTCAGCTTGGCGGTAGAGTTTTTGTCATACATAGACTTGATGATAGGTTTGTACAGCACTTCTTTTACCAGTACATCTGTAAATGGAATCTCTAGGGTATCGCTGTAAGGATGTTTAATCCAATCTCCTGCATCATTTAGGGCATCAGCAATCTGACGAAACCACAGATGCATTGCGCCGTTCTGCCGTTCCGTTCTGTTTTCTTGCCTGATTGAGTAGGTTAGTACTGCTCCACTTTGAAATTGATCTTTGATAAAAGCGATAAAAAAGTCTGCTTTATCTTTGCTGTCTACTATCCAGCGATGTGACATATCACTCCTTTAATGCATATCGTATGTTGTTTTTGTAACTTCGATTTCAGTTACCAGACTAGCTAGCCAAAGGTCGTAGAAGTCTTCCAGCGCCATGTCTATGGTTAAGCCATCTGGAAAGGTGTCGGTGTATACGTCCGTTTGCTTTGGATTCTGGGTGTTAGTTATTGCCCCACCAATAGTTGAGGTTAATAGCACTGCATTTCCAACTGGCAGCTTAACGCCCATCAAAGGAATCATGCTCTAGGCCTCACCGTGACTCTACCAATCTCGCCATCTGTTTTGTCGTAGGTGATTACTTTAGCACCCCTTCGGGAAACCCAGCCACCCCTGGCGGCATAAGCGTCACGACCACTAAGCGTGGGGTGCATTTCGGCAATAGCGCCACCGTCCTCTATCAGACGTTCGTGGTGGTAATGACCCGTATGGATATAGGTATAGCTTGCTTTGCCCCACATTTCTCTAAAGCGCGGCTCACTGGCAAACAGTTTATGCAGCTGAGCGAGCTTGACTTTGTGACCGTGGTGGAAGGCCAGCATTGTTTCGCCGTGTAGATAGGCGTAGTACGGGAACTCGTTGTCAATAACCGTCAGTCTTTTTTCGTCAGCAAACAGCTGCTTGATGTGCTTTCGCAGCCATATACTGCCCGAGATATCGTGGTTGCCTTCGGCAGATACCACCACCACCTCGTTAAATCTTTTGAGCATCATCTTTACAGCTTCAGCCATGACAGACATAGACAGCTCAACCAGCTTTCCATATCGGGTGTCAGCATCCAGTATGTGTCCTGACTGCGGAGTTACGCTAAGGATTCCATCCCAGTGCAGGAAGTCACCCAGCTGGCAGAGGAATCCTGTCCCAGCTTTTGGTGCGGTGCTAATCATGTCGTTGATAGAATTGAGGAACACATCCCTGGCTAACTTGACGTTCCAATCGTCGCCTGTCTCAGCTTCGTATGCATACATTCCCAAGTGGAAATCAGTGATGGTTAGCAGGGAAAGCAGGTTATCGTCGTAGGTTTTGGGTGCGGCGGTAGGCTTGAACTTGGGTAGATTTTCTACCGCAGATTCCATTCGCTCAATGAGAATTTCAAACTGGCGCTGTTCATCTGTCTGAGACTTTACCCACTGGCGTACTGGCAAACCAGCTTCGTCATAAAAAGTTGATACGCCTTTGATCTTATGCCCGTCAGGTACTGGGTTTTTCCAATCGTGATCTGGGCTATAGCCCCGCCGCGCAGCCTTGTTTCTCACGGCTTCTAAATGGTGCTTTACCGCGTTACGGGTAATCCCTAGCTTTTCTGCCGCTTGATATTGCGAAAGCCCTTTAACAGCGCACAACGTAATGACTTCTAATTGCTTTTCTGTATCGCAAAACTGCAATAATGGATGCTGCATAACAATCCCCCAAGTGTTAAGCGCCTGATTTTATTTGTGTTTTTCTATGGCGTCTAGTAATAGTTGTCGATACTTCGGCACTGCGTCTTCCCTTTCTACCATCGACTCAATGAATTGATACAGCTGTTTTTCTATGCACCTGTGGCGTAACAACTCTACTGCAATAGCGCGTTGTTGACTCGGGATAAGAGACTTCCAGTGGTACTTTTGGTTCACAAACATTTCTAATGCGCGATCATCTACCTGTTCAACTGTCATTTAGCGACTCCTTTTTAGTTTGCCCAGCTTGCCCAGTTTGCCCAGTTTGCCCAGAAAGTCCAGCCAGCCCATGTTTTACGGGGCTAGTTACCCCTTACCCGCCCCCTAAACTATGGGCATTAGGGGCATTGTGGGCATTCTGGGCATTCTGGGCATTAGATTTCAGAGTTCCAAGAGTAAAACTTTTTGCCATGTTCGCCACGGCGCTCCAGCTTTAAGTGGTTTCCCTTTAAAAGATCAATACAATTTCGTAATGTTTTGCGTGAACAGGCGTTAGGATTTATCTCATCATCATTTAACATTGAGAACAAATCGCTTTGCGAATATGTCTTTCTGTTTTTCATTACGCTACTAAGGAATACAAACTCGTCTTCATATCTGGCTAAGGCTTTGCCGATATTGATTTGCGCTCGTTGTCTTGACTTTAGATCAGCAATGTCATCGGCGCTCATAAACTGTACAGAATCTACGGACTCCTCGTAGTCAATTAAACCTGACGTCTGCTTGTACTTGAATCCTCCCTCAAAGCTGACCTGACTGCGATCCTTCTCATTAATTACTAAAAGCTCTTGATATGCAGCGAACTTGTCGTTCAATGGGTCGAGGCCAAACATATTGTCTACGTCTGCCTTAAGATCCCCAACGCCTTCGTAGACCAGCCTGCCGTCCATAGTCCGGTGCTTGTTGCAGTGACCGAGCAAGATGACAGTGCCACCAGCCGCAGCGAACTCACGGAAAACGTGCAGTACTTCGCGCATATCAGCCTTGTTCAGCACTGGGGCAAACTTCTTGAGGGTGTCACAGATAACGATCTTGCCGTCAGCTTCGCCTTCCAGCCGAATAGCATTGAGCAAACGGAGCGCGTCACCAGTGTTACGGAGGTATGGGTCAGGCGAATTTGCCAACGTCACCATCGTCATGCCGTGTTTGTTACCCAGCTTTGCCTTCTGAAGCACGCCTTTAGCGCCGTCATCTTCGTTGAAATAGATAACATCAGAGCCGCGTATCAGGTTGTTGCGTATGGATTGAAAGAGGTTGCCAAGTATCCAGACCGTCTTGCCTGCCCCGCTTGGCGCGTAGACCAGTGTGACTGTGCCTGTGGTTATCATGCCAGGAATCACATCCCGCTCTTTTGCCAGCCGACTTTCTAGCTCTTTGATCCTGCTGTTGATAGCGGCCTGTCTGAGCCTTGTGAGCGACGATACAGGTTCGGTAGGGGTAGCCCCATTAATTTTGTTTTCGTTCGTTACAGGGCCATTGAGAGGCTGTGAGGGGGTAGTGGATGATTGATTTTCTTGAAGACAGTAAGACGCCCAGTCGTCCGACATAGAACACTCCTTTTTTGGGGGGAGAAAC